ACCACCACCAACGTGCCGATAGATAACTTGGCAGGGGGAGCGGTGACGGATGCTGATAAGGTTGGGGTACACGCTACCGCTAGTTGGTCGTATAGTAATAAATTCGGCGCAAACGCTCAACAAGTGGGAGATATAACAACGGGAGACTTCACTGTTTCGTTATGGTTCAAAATGACCGCAAGTAGTTGGTATATCATAGATAAAAGGTACGGAAATTACGACTCAGGGTGGGATCTGTGGGTGAGTAGCGCAGGGGTTCACCCTTTGATAGAGGATAGTACTGCCACATCCGCTACTGGAACCGTTGCCGTCACTGGCTTGGACGATGGGAAATGGCATCATCTGATGGTGTCTTTTGATCGGTCAGGAGATGCCACTGTTTATACGGATGGTGTTGCCCGAGGTACAGTTACTATCAGTGGGGCATCAGCAACCATAACCACCTCACAGCATTTATGGGTTGGTGGTGGAAGTTTAGGTGGTCTTCTTGATGGTACAGGAAGTCTCCGAGATGTAGCCATTTGGAATTCAGCATTAACAGCCGCCAACGCTTTATCGTTAGCGACCAATCCTCTGAACGCTACAGCCGCCGTATCCATTCCAGCATGGTGGTGGAAGATGGACGAAGCGTGGTCAGTGCAAGTAGCGGATTCGGGATCTGTTACGGGTGCGGATGTCCTCGGTGTTGTCGGCACTGTCACACGCACACAACTGGCATACATCAGCAAGAATCTGATCGCTGATGGCAACATGGAAAACGGTGGGATTGGTGGGTGGACGCCGCTGGACTCAGCCAGCCTGTTGGCAAAAGAAAGCACCATCGTCCGAAAAGATGCAGAATCTCTAAAGATCACCAATGATGACGCAACCGTTTCAGGGGCAAGGCAAACAATTACTACGGCATCTGGTGAGGATTGGGTAGTCCGTGATTGGGTTTATACTCCATCGGCAACCACCTATGCAGGAACCGAACAGCTTTTTGTAATCGATCAGGTCGTCAACCAAAGTGCTACACCTAACGGTCAACTGGGTTCTGGGTTCACGGGTGACAATGCGTGGCATTTCACCGAGTTGTGTTTTGAAGCGGATCAAACTGATCCTGTCCTCATGCTTAGACCAGCATCTACAACAAGCGGTGATTCCATATACCACGATGCTACCCAACTCCTACCCAACCTCGTCAATAACGGCGGCATGGAAGGTACTTGGACAGGTGCGGCAGGGGCAGAAGTGCCACCAGATTGGAACAGGTTATATTCTCCAAATACCTATGAGATCACAAGCGGTCAGCATTCGGGGAGTGCCTGTTTGCAGATGGATAATGAATATGTCTATCAAACTTTGCCTGAATATTTAACCCTAGGAGATTTTTACGAAGTTTCGTGGTGGGTGAAAGTTGTGTCGGGGTCAGGTGGTTCCAGAATTCGCCTATACTCAGGTGCGCCATACGCCGCATGGGTTAAGGATGTTAGCGGCCCAACAGGGTCAGAGTCGGGATGGAACCGTTATTCTGAAATAGTCCAAGTGCCGACCACTTTGAGTTATGGGCAAGTGATCTCTTATCTTAGTTGTTGGGGCGGCATCGTGATCCAAGTCGATGATGTATCAATCGTCCACCGTCCAGATCTCAGTCCAACGTTAACAGCCATGTCCACCAATTACCGTTACGAGCCGACCAGATTGGGCATGGGATATCACACGGGCGGCAATGAGAACATGGTTTATGCGGCAGTCGGCAACAAGGGTCAGAGTGCTGGTCGTGTGGTGTTCCGTCCTCAGTTCCCGTATGACATTGGCGCAGGGACAAATAACTCCAAAAGCATCTTCGTCCATGCCGCTAATTCTACTAATTATATTGAACTGTTTTATTACGCACCGAATGACGAGTGGTGGTTTGCCAAGAATGCTAATGGCTCTTATGTCTATGCAAGATCTGTTCAACAGAATTTTAGTGCTAACGATGAGGTCGAGGTCGGTTGGTATACTGACCCCAGTTCGGGGATTCAAATATTTGTTAACGGAAGTGCTTCGGGGTCTACCATCAGTGCAAACACGGACTCACTGGCAACCAATCCGGCAACCCTGTATGTCGGCAATTATTACAACTTTACACAACAGACAAACAACATCATCGACGATCTGGAAATCCTTACCAAGTCCATGCCAGCCGAATGGTTCGCTGAACAGTACGCCAAACGTCTAGCCAGTAAGAACCAGAATTTGTACTTGAGCTATTACGGTACATTGGATACGGGCGATATCCTTACATTGGATTGTGCTAGCACCAAAACTGTTACACGGGCAGAACTGTACGATGCTTCAGCGGGAACCCGTACATCAGCCATCAATAACGCCACTATTTACGGGTCGAAGATGCCGATCCTTTCGGAACGGAAATCCATGTTGTACTTCCCTGCTACGATTAGTAACGGGGTAGATATTCACTTTAAAAAGTCGTGGCAATAAATGAATAATTATCGTTTAGAATTGTGGGATAGGGAACACCGTGAACGGTTGGCATTTCTGGATGCTGTGGATCAGGGTAGCGTCCAGATAACCGAAAAGCTGAACGGTCAGCATACCCTGACATTTCGGTTGGCTCAGGACGACCCAATAGCCATTTATAAAGAAGGTCAAATTGACCCCGCCCAACTTCCTACCTATCAAAGATTCTTGCAACCCCGACAGATTGTGCGGTTGGTGGATAACAGGGTAACGGAATGGCGGTCAACTGATTTCAATAGTTTCGGCTCCAATTACATTGACTTTTCCGCTCCTACCGATGTTAGCGATATAGCCGTAAACGACTATATCCATCTGGCTACCGTTTCTCCTACCAATCCATATATAACCAAAATAGAAAGCATTGATTCCGCTAACCGTAAACTGTATGTCAGCCGTGATCCTACCCGTTACATTGCTGACCAATATACAGGGGTGGTAGCTACCCGTAACAAGTTTGATTTCTTTAGGATCAACCGTATCAGGCAGACACGGGACGATTCGGGGGTGATGTTTGTTAATATCGAATGCGAACACCATTCTTACGATATGCTTGACCGTCCGTTTCTGAAAGGAGCCAGAAGCGATTTGAGTTACAGTCAGGATCAGTATGGGGGAAGTGTTCAAGCGGTCACAGTCTCAGCCAGCACGGTAGTAAATGATGTTATCAGCAATTTCGATAAACTGTCCACCACCATGCCAGCCGATGCACCTTGGCTCTCCAAAACGGATACCACCAGTTTCGGGGTAGGAACCATCGATTTCACTTCGGAACGGGAAATGACTTTCAACCGTGATACCTGTCTTGATGCCTTGCGTAAAATCCGACAGGCGTGGGAAGGGGATTTGAAGTTCAACTTGGACGGTACGGTAGATTTGCTATATATGCAGGGGCAATTTAGTAACCTTCAAGTCGATTACGGTAAGAACCTCAATTCCGTGTCCAAGGAAACAGATATTTCGAGTATGTTCAACGTGGTTTATCCCGTAGGGGCATCCAGTGCATGGGAAGATAATTACTCTGGCATATATGGCACAGCAGGGTCAGTCACGGCATCTTTGGAACCGACGAAGGATGTTTTGACCTTGGCATCAGGGGATGCTAAAAAGTTCCGTTACGGTGACATTCTGGCTGTCTGGGATGGAGCCAAGCAGATCACTACCACAGGAGCAACCGATTCTACCATTACAGGTGATCTTGCTACAGCGGGATGGGTATCGGGAGAATTGGTGGGAACCAATATTCTTGTCACTTCTGGAAGCGGTACGGGACAAATGCGGCAAGTGGTTTCTAATAGCACCAATACCATCACGGTAGATAGGAAATTTGACATTACGCCCAGTGTCAGCGGCACGTTCTGGACAGCACGGCATATACACATAACCGATTTATTGGCATTCGGAATCAAGAAAGCAACGGTCACAACTGCAACAGCTTCCACAGTGACTCAGGCTGACCACACTTTGACGGTAAACGAATATTCCTCTGGACAGATAACTATTATTGAGGGGTTGGGTGTAGGGCAACGAAGGATGATTTCATCCAATTCCGCTACGGTATTCACTATCGCTCCTGATTGGGATACTCAGCCAGATACTACCAGCATTATCGAATTCAAAGCTCCACATACCTACGGGGCAATAGCCACCAACGAACAGATCTCCGTTTCCCCGTTACCTGTACCTCCAGCCAATAATTCGTATGTGGTCAGTCTTGATGCAGAGGAACCGTTACGGGTAGGTAAATCATATGATTTCCGTAGCCATGTTTCAGAATACAAAGTTCCCACCGTTTCTACTGCATTGACTACTATTAGTATGCCAGTGGTGAACAATGTATCGGAAGCCAAGAAATTCTTGGATAACAAGGTGCATTCAATAGCGGTTTACGAAACCATTTTGTCATCGTTGGGCATCCCATTACGCAAAAGCCTAGAGACAACAATCACATCCGTTTCCTATCAAACAGGCGCACCTTATGCGGGATATCTTATTTGTCCGTATAAACCGTTGACTTCCGTGCCAAGCGGTTACGGTACGACAGCCAGTTCACCAAGTGAATATTCCCGTGTGGAAGCCTTGAGCCTGTATGATTCGACCTCGGTGACATCGTGGGGAGCCATTGCCAAGACCTACGCCCAGTTCGACCAGCATTCAGCGTTGATGCTTGGCGAGGACGCTAAACGCACGTTAGGATTGAACTCTTTTCCCAAGGCAAGATTTACGTTTCGTATTGGTGATCTGTACGAATTTGATTATCTCCAGTTTTCTCAGGATGAAGTCAAGGTAGGTGATCTGTTCCAATTCAGTGATACGACAGGGAATAGAGGGTTGACAGGCACAGGGCAAATTAGACCCCCTCACCTTGGTTACACGCAACAAATGCTTTATGATTCTATCACCACCGATGCCAGTTCAACTTATTCTGTGATAGCGGTCAATTCAACTTATACTTCCAATTGGTTGACAGGGCAGTTTCACGGGTACATGGCTTATGTGGTTCCGTTGGATCTTTCGGGAACCGATGTTCTGCCTATCGTCACCAATACGGAAACGCTACTGATAACCCAAAAAATAGATAGCAGTTTGGGTGCGGGTGCAGGGTTGATGTCAATAGATTTCGGTATGAGGATCAACAGCAAAACATGGAACCCGTTCCAGCCCGATAATTTACAAATAGAGGTATCTCACGGCACTCCCATCAATTTCTATGATGATATTAATGCCATTATGAAGAAACAGAAAGAGGGTAGCGGGGTGCAACCCGAAACAGCCTTAGCCAGAACGCAACAGGCAACGTGTAGTTTCTGGGATTTCAATAAACGGCAATGCGGTAGAACTCAATATCCTAACTGGTTTTGCCAATCGGAACAATCTAACCGTGACGGCAAGATGACAGCCGAGCTTCACCCTCTCACCAAAGCGCATTGCACGGCACACAGGCCATTGGATCAGAAGCTGTTGGCAACGGATGAAAAGGTGGAGAGCTTTGCCGATGTCATCAGTTCCAACGAAACGTTTGATAACACCAACCGATTGACTGTCAATACTGACTTCATCGTTTTCAAAGATTCATGTACGATAGTTCTTGATGGGATAATCCAATACGGGATTCCAGCAAACATTCCTTCTCCAGAAGCTATCGACTACCGAATCCAAACCTACGACAATGGAGAAGTAGTGCCGACCAATTTGGAAACTTTAACAGGATGCTATATCCAGTACCGTAACCCTCCGGGCGAGGTGGATTGTAGTGTTTGGTTGACTGCTACTATCAGGGGTAGCGGAGCGGGAGTTTTTAATTATGTGGGTTGAGAATGAAGCTGAGTGAGTTAAAGTTTACCGTGGTGATAGATACTTTTGATGTGTTGTTGGTCTTCCTAACGATAACGGCTACGGTTTCAGTGGCTTTACTGGTAGCACGTAAAATTCTGGATAAAGGGTAATGTTAGACGGAATCATATTGGTAGCAATGGCATTCGGCGTAATGGTCACCTTACGCTGGTTTATTAATAATATTTACAAATAAAGTGGAGAACGATCCAGTATGGAAACCATCGAAAATGTCGAATTCAGTTACGGTGAATTGAAAGAATATATCCTGATTAGGGAAAAGGGTTGGTCAGGGGAAGATATCAACCTATTATTAACAGAAAGTGATTTCAAGGTTTTGAGGGAACGGGCTGAGAAGATGGCGCACATTATTCCTGACAGCAACGGCGGTGGGTTCCTGTCACGGTGGTTCGCATGATTGCATTCCGATACAAAGCCATTCTACGCAGAATTGTGGACGGCGATACCCTGATTTGTGATGTGGACTTGGGGTTCAAAGTCTACACGACTCAAAGGGTACGATTATGGGGAATCAATACACCAGAAACCCGTACCCGCAACTTGGAGCAAAAGAAGAAGGGATTAGCGGCAAAGGAACGGCTGACAGAAATAATGGAATCGGTGGAAACCTTCTATTTGGAATCGCATGAGGTAGGCAAATATGGTAGATGTTTGGGATCGCTTTTCCTACAGGAAGATTTCAGTAAATCCATAAATGAACAGTTAGTGGAAGAAGGTCATGCCGTGGAGTACTTCGGGGGAAGGAGATACCGATAATGGAAGCCCTTACAATTTTAGTTGTATTAGTGGTTTGTGTGCTTGGGGGAGTGTTCTTCATCAGGATGGTACAAGGGAAATGAAGCATGGAGAAAGGCTGAAAACGTTTCGTATCACTTACACCAAATCCACAGAACATATCGTGGAACTGGAAGCATCCTCCGCATCAAAGGCATGGGAAAAAATAAAATCCAAAACCTACAAAGCCGTCTGGGAACATGAAGGCAACCTAGTTTTTGATGTCAAAACAACAGAAGAAATCACCAAACACATTGCCAGCAACCCAAAATAATTGGAGGGAAAATGGCTTTATCATCGAAGCGAAGGCGTAAATTACCTGACAAGGATTTTGCGTTTCGTAAATCACGCAAGTATCCAATCCAAAGTCTCAAGCAAGCCAAGCTCGCTCTGTCGATGGGCAAGGGGCGTCTGACCGCTTCTGAGTATAAATATCTCAGGGGTCAAGTGACGAAAAGATACCCTAGCTTAAAATCAAAATAATGGAATCAGAAATAGATTTTGCCCATGAACCAGTTAAGGAAAATCAGCAACCGAACGGCAGACGGCACGAAATCAATCTGCAATTAGTGAAACTGATCCAGCAGAGAGAAGGCAGAAAGTTTTATCTTAGCATTTTTCTGGTATCTATCCTGTTCGTCATAATCGCCCTGATGATGATTTTTCAAGCGTTCCAATTGGATATCACGGCTGGCTGGAAAGAAATCTTGTTGGTGCTTGTGGGCGTTTTGTCGGTTAGCCTTAGTAAGCTCATAGATCACTGGTATGCCAATGATGAACGTGAAAGCGATTTACTTGAAAGCGCACAAGATTGATAACGAGATTCCAGATGGCAAAAAAAATGAACCGCAACCATATCGACGAAGACAGAGACAGATTGTTTGAGACACTTGATGAAATAAAGAGGGAGATAGCTGTTCTCCAAACAGAGGTCAAACGGGAGATAGCTGTTCTCCAGACAGAGGTTGCCACCATCAAAAAAGTTGTGGTAGGTAACGGTCAACCGCCATTAGAGAAACGGCTGTCCTCCCTTGAATCTGAACTGAAGCAAATACAGAGCCAATCAGCCAAGTCGTGGCAATTCATTGTCGCTATATCGGCGGCGGTCGGCTCCGTGCTACTGACATTTATTTTAAATGTACTGAGGTAAAAATGAGTTGGACAGATAAAATACTTAGAAGCGTGAATACGGACGAAATAGTGAGTGAAGTGGCTGATAAAATCATGGATACCCTTGACCTAGATGAGTTTGTGAAAGGGTTACAGGAAAAGTTGGTTAGTACACTGATTGACAGGATAACCGCCAACCTAAGTGAAGCCATAAAAAAATGAGATGCTTGGACTTAAAGACGATCTTAACGAACTGCACCCACTGGAAAAGGAAGCCCACGATAAAGACCGCAAAAGTGCTATCACGGGAACCCTCGCCGTTACTTCAACAGCGGCAGGGTCAGCCATGATGGAACTGGTAAATGAAGCACTCCCGTTTGAATATTTTGCTTCGGCTGGAGCAGTCGGGTTCATAGGGTGGGCAATTGTGAAGGTGTTCATGGTTGAAGCGGAAGCTGGATTGGAACATTATTTAGAGTAAATGGTTTGACACAATTCGCCTTTCGTGATAGGATGTTGGGTGTTATCGATTACCTTATCGTTAATTGTAGCTACCTAGCGTTTTGACCTCGCCGTAATGGTAGCCCTCTAATTTGTATGATCCTTTCCTATACAGGTGGGATGTTAGAAAAAACGGTCAAAATAATTGGTGTCAGCAAACGCTAAAAGCCCTTACGGCTTACGAGTGCCTGATCCAGTTCTGATTAGTATTTTTTCCTCAGCCCTCGGTTATATTGCTCCTTATCTGATCGGGGGCTTTTTTATTGGTGACCGAATCTCAGCCTGAGCGTATCCCACCACCCTTTCGGTTGCGTCTGGTCGGTAATCAACTCCAGCTTTTCGTGCATCTGGGCCAGCAGTATATCCTTCCTGTTTTCCGATTCCTTTAACATTGTTCTCATCTCTGTAAGCTCTGTCCGTAGATACTCATTCTCAGACTGCAACTGGGTTACCAATGTGTTGTCAACCTGATTGCCAACCGCTCCTTCTCTCACCATCCATTTCCCGTCCACCTGTTCCGCTTCCAGCGTGCCACGTTGGATTCTAGCATACAGCGTTTGTGTTGATACTCCTTGCTGTCGGGAAAGTTCCTGTACCGAAATGTAGCCGTTTTCCATCCTAATCTCCTAATGGACTTATTGGCTCCTCAGAACCCGTTAATAAGTCCATTACCAAATCTGTTGCCATTGATATTGACAACGTGGTTGGCTCCGAACGGTTGCAAAAAAAGACGTTTTTTTTGCCTTTCTACCTGTATTTCTATCATTTTAGCTTGCAACATGGGAAGCTAGATGCTATAATAAGAACATGAAACAACAAAGGAGAGAATCAATGAAACGCATCAGAAACCTCATCATAGCCCTCATCACCCAGAAGGCTACGGCTCAGCAAGAACGAGACGCCAGAGTACAAGCGTACATCGAACGAATCAGAATCAGCCTACAGCAAAATAAGGGGCGCAACTAAGATGATATCGAACCCAAGATCAATAACCCTCTACCGCTCATTATGCGGAAAAGAGATTAAGGCCGGAACCTTTTCGGATCTGGTAATTTGGATTAACCTCTTAGCTAAAAAATATCAACTGAGCAAGAAGCGTGATGCTCAGATGCACAAACTATACAAGCAAGAATACAGCAGAAACTTCAGCCAGAGACAAAATTGACGCAACATACCCAACACTAAAGGAGAAACGCTAAGATGAGTTTAAGCGAGAAACTACACGGCAGAAACCAAGAACTTTACGCCAAGCTGGTAAGCCCAATGGGAGCCAGCGGTACGGTTGAGGGCGAGATGCTGAGAGCCACCAACAAAATCGGATATCGGTATTACAACGACGGGGATGTGTTCTACGAAGGATACGGTGCTGAAACAGCGGGACAGGCACACTCCTTCCTCTCCAATTCTGACGAAATCCCCTTGGAAATCAGAATCAAGCTCCGGCACGAATTCCAGCAAGCCGAGAACTTTTGCTTGAGGGACGCATACAAAGAAATGCTGGAGAACATTCACCAGATTACGGTTGACTATATCGAGGGCAAAAGTGAAGGGGGATGCACTCCATCGGATGTGGATATGCTCGACTTCGAATCCGAATACGAAGATTTCGGAGAGGGGATAGATTGGTATGAAGATGACGACGAGGAATTAGACGAAATCTGGAACGCAGAAATATAACGCAGAGCCGCCTATCTTCGGATAGGTGTAATGCGGCTGGCATGGAGCCAACGGTGGCAAGCCCGGACAAAAGAGCCAACAGCCTTAATCTAAGGAGAAACAAATGTCGAATCTCATGCTTCATTGTGGGGCGCACCTCACAGAAAAGAACGAAGTGCTGGCAACGAAAGCACCAGCACCGACCCGTTCACACTTCCCTATCGACCACAGCGTCTTGATAGAGGAAGCGGAAAATCTCATCAGTAAAGTGGGTTACGAAATCACTACCGAAGCTCACGCCCTCTCCCATGAGGAAATGCGGTACTTTGGACTGTACGAACTCACCAGCAATATCGAGGGAGTAGGTGACTACAACCCAGTGGTAGGTTTACGGAACAGCCACGATATGTGCTACGCCGCCGGATTGGTGTGCGGCAAAAGCGTGTTCGTATGTGACAACCTGAGCTTCAGCGGCGACTATAAGTTCAGCCGGAAGCACACAAAAAACGGTGAGGAAGAAACCCTATCGGGAATGGCTGAAGTTTTTGCTCAGCTACCAGCCTTTGAGGAAAAGTTAAAGGAACGGGTGGACCTATACAAGAACACCGAGGTGCCGAGGGATATCAGCAAGTTTATCATCGAATGTGCCAAACGGCGCATCATCGCTCCAAACCAAGTTGTCAACGTGTACGACGAATGGAACGAGCCGAAGGACAACTTCGGAGATGAGCCAAGAAACTTGTGGCGGCTGACAAACGCTTTCACTAGCACCATGAAACAAAAGAAGTACAACGTTTTCCGCAACGCTCCGGCAACGCTCAAACTGGACGATATCGTAGGAGAACACTTCGGTATCAAGAGCCTGTTGAACGGAGAGGGGTAACACAAACTTGCTGGCTCGGCAAGGTTTCCGAGCCAGCATTATCTACAAAGGAGAGAATCGATGAAAAAGAAATCCCCCTTTAAAGCCATAGACGTATTAACGAATCTCACGATCTACATTCAGACATTGCATCATGCGTGTTCAGAAAAACAAGTCGCACATGAGCGAAAGCATAAGCCCCCCTCCGATAAGTTTTATCGGGAAAGGATAGGATATTTGCAAGCTCTGGAAGACATACAAATGCAGATCACACGCATAGAAACAGAAAAGGAAAAAGGAGAGAATCAATGAAGGGTACGGTTTGGAGATTGGGAGCATTGATGCACCAGTATTCCCGGCTTAACGGGGATTGCGAAGATGTTCTTTTGTTTGAGACAGAAGCGAAAATGGAAAGATACATCAAAAAGATCATGTGCGATTTTGACCAGCTTGTTAAAGATGGGGTTTGTTCTTCCCTTGAGGAACCTTCGTTTCGCAAAAGAAAGATCAGTTTTGATTCTAAAGAAGATTTGTGTTTTTCCCTTTCCCTAATGCGTCAGTCTTACTACATGGAACAGGAAAGCGAAGATGAATGCGGTGAGATGGAATATCACGAGCCGGAATCTGTGGATGGCGAACATTCGTATTACCAGTTTATGGTACAGGAATACAGGAACAGAAAGGAGAGGGAGATATCCAAACTCCAAAAGGAGCAAACGCTTGCTGAGGAAACCCTTACCCTCTCCCATAAGGAACTCTACATGAAACTGGTGAAAAAGTTTCACCCTGATAAAGCGAACAGGAAAAATCAGGTTGACAGGTTCACACGCATCACCAAGGAAGTCAACCGCTATAACGACCTACAGGCAACATCAAAGTTACGGGAAATCTACATACAGGAGATGATAAGATGAATAAGCAACTCAGGAAATCTATTGTAACTCAAGGATCTTCTTACAGCGAAACGGCACAACGTATCCAGAACCGTCAGGAAGTTGACAATCTGGCTCGGAGCATTTGTAGTTTCACCAGCCATTTAAAAGACGTACAGGAAGATTTCTGTGTGGAGCTTTGCCAGCAACACCGCACACACCAGCAATCGGTGATGCGTTTGTTCATGCGGTTTGTAGACAAGCTGGCTGAAAATCCTACCGATATGAGGAACGAAGCGGCTGTGGAACTGGCACAGAAAATCAAAGAACAATTCCCCGATCCTTATCTACCCTATATATAGCACGGGTTAAGGTGGGTTGACACAAAACCCCAAATCCGGGGGTTTGAATTATCTAGGGATACGGAAGTTACGGCTGAGCCGGAGCGGGAAAAGGCGTGAATAAAACGTCTTTTTTTGCGTTTTATCCCTGTTTTCTTATCAATCTAGCTTGCAATATAGAAACCTAGATGCTATAATAAGGGTATGAAACAACAAAGGAGAGAATCAATGAAACGGAACACAACAAAAAAATTCGACGCTAAAACTGGGATGCGGCTGACAACCTGTTGTGCCGCACACAGCACATACATGGATGACGGAATCGGAGGAATGGATTTGTGCTGTAAGGCTTGCTACTACGAAGTCGAAGTTGGAGAAGGGGATGGCAACGAATACAAAAAAAGAGAAATCACCAAGAATGAATTAATGCAAGAAATCGTTGATCTTTTTGCCCAACATTCCTATCAGGCAACGCCAAACTTGGTCAGGGCATACGCCAAAAGAATGATGAGCATCTACCGGGAATATGACCTCTGTGGAGAAGAAATCTTCAAGCAGATAGAAACCAGATACACAATAACAATCTTCGGAAACGGATCATAAACGCAGAGTCACCCACCCAAATGGGTGGGGTAATGCGACCGAATGGCGGTGGCAAGTCCGCAAGGAATCAACACAATATCGTATGGAGAGAATCAAAATGAAGACGAAACAATTTCAAGAAGCAAATCAGAGAGCGTGGGACAAGTTTCACTCTGAAAACGGACATATTATTCGGAAGCGCAAGTATGGGAAGAACACTCTTTTGGGATATCCCAAAGTTGAGCTTTGGGATTGGCTTGACAACCTTCTGGAATCTGGGGTAACGAAAGCCGAAATGTGTGATGCTCCTCATTTGATGGAACGAGAATTCGGACTATCCTTTCAAAAAGCGGAAAGAGTTTGGGATTCATGGTATAGAGAAGCGTCACGCATACAATCTAACGCATACTACAAAATCTTCCGTAGAAAATCTTCTTCATGCCTTTAAACGCAGAGTCACCCACCCAAATGGGTGGGCGTAATGCGGCTGGCATGGAGCCAACGGTGACAAGCCCGGACAAAGAGCATTTAATCCTAACCAAAGGAGAGAATCAAATGAGTGCAAAACGCAAGCATGGCACGAGGGGTTTTACCCAAGCCGAGCTTTTCAGATTCCTTGATAACCTCAGAGAATCAGGGGCGATCAATATGTACGGTGCGCCACGAGTGATGGAACAACAAATGGGGCTGTCCTCAAAAGAAGCCAAAGAAGTGTGGGTAGCATGGACAGAAACTTTTCAAGGAGAGAATCGATGAATCTTAAACCAAGCACGAAATTCTACACAGTCCATCCAGCGTGGCGTATGGACGCTGGCTCAGGAATGTCAGCATCAGTACCCGAAGGCATCCGAGAATTTGACCATTTCCCACCAAGCGAAGATGGAATATGTGGGGTGAAATGGATTAATGAAAAACCGAATTTCACACTAATCGGGATCAAGAAAAAAGCTGACGGAACCTTAAAACGCTACGACAGGCTTTTCCCCATTTTCAATCGAAACGGGGATGTTCCTACACGCAAAGAAGCCGAGGGGAATCAATAACGCAGAGCCACCCACCTCTCCGGGGGTGGGGTAATGCGACCGATTGGCGGTGGCAAGTCCGCAAGGAAAACCAATATCGTATGGAGAGAATCAAAATGACTTACGAAGCAATCGTAAAAAAGAGCATTGATATGTCACACGCTTACTTCAAGCAGTGTCCTTGCACTGAAGAATCCATCAGGGATTACGCATATCGAATGAGCTTTTTCTGGAAGCTGGAAATCGACAGACTCGAAAGGCCCGTGCATATTGGAGAAGGGCTTTACCGTTATCCAAAGACGGGTCTGGATTCCCTAATGGTTGAGGAGCTTTATCATAGCCTGATGCACGAAATTGACGCAACCCACCCAACAATAAAGTGGAACGCAGAAATATAACGCAGAGCCACCCACCTCTCCGGGGGTGGGGTAATGCGACCGATTGGCGGTGGCAAGTCCGTAAGGAAAAACCAATATCGTATGGAGAGAATCAAAATGCCAGAATTGTATACAACTCCGAGCGTGGCTGATGTAGCCATGCGTAATCACATGAGGGGTGATGACATGAAGTCTGATTGGCAGGGACAGGTCGATCAATCACACCCAAACGATTTGACTGGTCAAATGAAGATACAACAGCCAGTTACAAATAACCAAAGGGGAGAATCAACGATGACATACAGCCAAGCTAAAGAACTGATAAACATGATGGGGCGTGACCACCTCGTTGAACTTCTCGGCTGGATGGAAGAAGATGCACTTGTTGCCGCACTGGATTTGGGGCTGGCATGGAACATCCATGACGATTTCCAATATGAGGGAGAACACAGTAACGATGAGGAGTTTGTCCAAGAAATGTTGGACGGAACAGGTGACATCCCTCACGATTTACCAGCCTATATCCACATAGATTGGACTGCCACAGCCCGTGACATAATGATGGATTACAGCGAATCGGGGGGGCATTATTTCCGTAGTGTTTAGCTTGCCGCTCAGTGACCTAATATGCTATAATAAGGTAAGGGGAGCAATGACGAGTTGCTCCCCTTAGTAAACCAAAAATCCGGTTTTCACCGGAAACCAAAAGGAGTCTACCATGACTGCCATAATAGTTTCAAGAGATTATCCTTTCTCCATCCGCAACCGTAGAATGCTGGAGAAAGTTCACATGGGGCTGGTTCGCCGGAACCTCACTAGGATCTTAATCATCGTTGCTGTAACGGCAATGATATTACTCTAATATCGTATGGAGCCAAAATGCCAGAGAAAAATCAAACGCCGGATTCGGGATCTGTAAAGATCAAAGGGAATCCTTACACCAAAGTTTGGAAACGGCGGGATGAGTTTCTCCTTGATATCGGGTTCAAAGCCCTTATCAATGAGAAGGAACTGACTTCACTAAAGCGTGAGACGACCATCGTGGAAGAAAATGACGAGTTTCTTCATATGCTATGTACCCTGTCAGTCCAATTCGGAGACCTCGACTTCAACGTTGAGGGTAACGCCCGAAATTGGAAAACCCATACCAAAGAAGATGCCAAGCTGATAGAGAAATGTGAAAGTATCGCTTTCGGTCGAGCCTTGTCTGTATTGGGTTACGGGGGTGAAATGGCTACGGCTGAGGAAATGCAATCCATCGATGAAGATGGTAAACAGATTGAGAAAAACCACGCCATGAAGAAAGCTAAGGAAGCTGAGGAAGTCAAGAAACAGCAACAGCAGGGTTTTGAAGACAGAGAATCAGCCGTGAGTTTCGGCACGAAAGGGGAAATCACGAACGCCAAAAATAAATTGTTGGGCTTGGGTATGTCAGCCAAAGCAATAAGCAAGCTCTACACAGAGGAGTTTGGTGAGAGAAAAAGTGACACTTTGAATACTGAGGAGCTTAAGAAATTCCTTAGCAATCTGAAATCCAGTGTAGAGGTGCTGGCGAAAACCGAAACCACAGAACAGGTTTCGTAGTAGTTTAAACTTATGGTGGGAGTTCGGCATTTTGTTAATACAAAACTAGAAATGACGACTTTGGTTTGGCAAGACGGACAGATAACCAAAGCGATCAATCTCGACCTTGACCAACTATCTCGGCTGTTGTTGCCACGAGTAGAAGCGGGATAGTAGCAACATAGAAACTATCCATACAAGGGAGAGTCGTGAAGTAAAGCCATGTGCCAACTCCCACCTACCTTAAGGAGAGAATCAATGAAAAAGAAAAAAACTGTTAGTGCTGAGGAGTTTGAGTTTTTTAAGGACAGGGTTAGAGCCTTGGAACTGGGCCACAAGGCAATGATATATATCCTGATACAGATGTTGTCGGGAAAGAAGATTGACCCGGAACTGATAAAAAGGGCTGAGGAAGCCGTCCGAGATTTAGGTTGACTTTTAAGAAGCAAAAGGGTAAGATGATGTTTATGCCAAAAAACTATTTATCCGCAACTGAAGCGGCAAAGAAATACGGTTGCTCAAGTTCGGCAATTCGGAGCTTTGTCAGGCAGGGGGTCTTACATTGGGACGAACTTGCCCTGACTGAGTTTGGAGTGCGCCGAATCACTAAGAAGGACTTTGATAATTTTGTAGGGAGCCGGAGCGACTTGATAGAATCCCGACGAGCCAACGCCTACGCTGGTATGCCGGAGGGATATTTGACAATCAACCAGTTCTCACAAAAATACCACATCAGTCCTGCCAAGCTGATGCAAGCCGTTAATGGTAATGTTCTGGAGCATCGGGTTTCCGACCGAGGGTGGAAACTTTTACCAGAGGGGGAAACGTGTCAAAAACTGAAAGTGGGAGAGTATGCCAACGGGACTGAAATCAATCAGGGAGATAACTTACAGAAAGATAAAACCACTGGCTGAGGAACTTGGGATTTCTCGTAGACGGCTGGAGCGGTTCGTCAGGGGTGAACTGGATCAGCTTGACCTTACCCTGCGGGAACATCAAGCCCTATCCAACCATCCCGTTTTTCAAGGGACGATGGAAGGGTTGTGTCCTGATGTTTCACAGCCGCCAAGCATGGCAAGTAATGAACCAACAGAGAAACCGTCTTTTGAAGTTAAGCTAAAAGTGGAGTTGACCAATGGGGCAGTCCACCTTAAAACAGATAAAGGAGAAGTGGAAGAATCGCTCCAACTTGATCTATTGTAACAACTGAATAAAAAAGTTTACTTTTTCCAAATAAGATAATATAATAGAAATAGGAAATGGGTGAAGGATACAAAATCCCCCACCCATAATATCGTACAGAGGAACAACAGGTTGCCAGACTTGCCGCTCTCTTTTTATCAAACAACAAATTCCCAAAAAGGGACGGGGATTTCCGTTTGATGCCCTTATTGTACCACAAAAGCAAACTTGCCGTCAAAAAAATAATACTTTTTCGGGGAAAGTTCCACAAAGGAAAACTAGCGTTCCCCTTCCGTGACATTTTAAAATCAATTTCTAGACGCAAAAAAGGCATCCGAGAGACTGCTACGAAACTCGGATGCCCTTTTTATTGTCAATTTTCATCGGAGAGAATCGAATTGACCGCTCTCTGTTACCCAATCACCCATAATCAAATAACAAGGAGAAACTTTAATGTCTGCCATACAGCGTAGCATAGAAGTGAGCCGTAGTCAAGAAAAACCTTCCGAATCCCGTCAGGTGAAAAATCGATCTCCGTACACCGAGTTCGATTTACAGAAAGCCAAGAAACGATTGTGCGATCAGTACGAGGTTCCCAAGCTGGGGTATTACCGATCCATTATCGAACTGTTAATGAATCGGCTGAACGGACAGTTCCGAAAATACGTCAACATGAAGCCGCAATTGTGCTACGGAGAAACCGTTCCCATTACCGACAGGTGCGTAGCCGAACAGGTAGGATGCTCAGAGAAGATCGTTGGCGATTGCCGGAGGTTTTGTAAACGCTCAGGATTGTTGAATGTGATACGGGCAACGGGCAAGCATGGAAACGGTCGATGCGGGGTGTGGATATACGCTTTTGTCGGATACATGAATCTGCTACCAGAACAGCCGGGGGAAGTCATGTTTGAGGAAGATGAAGACAAGGTTTTAATAGTCGATTTCGAGGGGGAAAATCCGTCTCTTTGCTCGGAAGAAAAAGTTCCGTCTACTCGGAAAAAAAGTTCCGTCTACTCGGAACTTTCTCAGCTTGTCGAAACCTGTTTCAACCCAGACAGTGACAGGGTTTCATCCGGGTCGGGAATTTCAGCTACTAAAACAAGCTTACAAAAACAATATTACTCTTCTTCTATAGAGGGAGAAGAAGACAAATTTAACAAGGAAAAACACCCTCATTCCAGAGATCGAAACGAGCCAGTTTTACAGGTGGATTCAGACTTGGAAAAAACATTGGTTAAGCTGAGCGAAATACGTCAAGATTCTGATGGGAATGCCAACCCTATCGACGAAGCTGAGAAACCACAGTTTCGTGTCTGGCTGGACACCTATGCACAAAGACGTATGAAAGACTTAAGCATCTCTTACCAAGAAGCCCTCGAAATATTGCCAGTGGCGTGGGGGCTGGCAAACCGTGCCAGCCTTAATTACCGACCCGACACCCCGTGCTATTTCGCCAATGGGCGGTCAAATACATATGCCAAACCGTTATTATACGATGCCTTAAAAACAATACAATCCGGCGGGGAGCCGGAACAGGAGCCGAAGATGGATCTTGACCCAATTCTTTCACAGGGAGATGAAACCGAATCCGTTGTCAATTCAGAGGAACAGGAATTACGGATGTATATCAGTAAATACAGCACCCTTTTGAAAGCCAGAGAAGCGAATAACGGCTCAGCCTTGTCACGGTTGATGCGTACTCCTTTGGCTAAGAAACTTGGTGAGGAGACAGCAAGGCGGCTGTTGATAATTGAGGGGATCTGTGGATAAAGAAGACCTGATAGAAGCGATGAAAGATGGTGCCAACTTTCATACTAAACTTATTGGGGAACGGGAGGTGATCTGTTTTCGGTGCAAGGGATATGAAATCGTTACCGATTACAACAGCGACCATGAAGCCTACGAGTCGGTGGTTGTCAAGATGGGTGACAGTACCGTTTTGCATTCGGTGATGAGCGATTTCCATCGGAGAGCCTTAAGTCTGGCTGTCGAGTGGTTGGGTAAAGAGCTTGATCCACAACTTAGCTTCTTAGAGGAATCGTAACAAAATGGCACAGGTAGAACTAACGTATCAGGAAATGGTGTTGGGTTGCACGGTGGGGCTTACCCGGCACACGGAGAGCGTAGCCAAAAGAAGGACACCTCACTTTCCTGAGAAGTTCCCAGACCAGATGTTGTTGTCTCATCAACTGGGAGCCTGTGCGGAACTGGCGTTCTGTAAACTGGTGGACAGGTTTTATTCTCCCACCGTAAACACCTTTAAGGCTCCTGATATTGGTGATGATATCGAAGTTAGGTGGAGCAATAACGGACGCTTGAAAGTTCGACCTGATGACGTAAATGTTTACTGTGTAGCCATGAGCGGCAACTTGCCACGATTTGTGTATCACGGCTGGATGTGGTCTGAGGATGCTAAACGGGATGAATGGAAAGCTGACCCAAACGGATGGGGGAAACCAGCTTATTTTGTGCCTAACGACCAGTTGCGGCGAGGAAAAATCAAGCGGGAAGGTAAACAGGTTGCCAGTGTTAAGGGATAAGAACGGGGAAAGAAACGCACTTTCCAAACAAGAGGTGCATGAGAAATACGATTATGTGCCTATTGAGAAAGCACGACCTCTGATTAGCAGATACGATTCACCCCGTAGCAAACGGGGTGACCCAGTTGGGCATCTGGCTCGGAGACATGATAGTTATGTGACACCTGTTCATGGAAAGACTTACTTGGTTCACAGGTTGGTATGGTTGTGGAAAGATAAGGCTACCTACACGTATGGGGAGGTGCCAAAAATGTTAGACCATATTAACCGTGACCATCACGATAACCGATATGAGAACTTGCGTCCTGTAGCTTCGAGCCACAACGGGGTGAATTCCAAATTATCAGATTATGAGAAAACGTCAATGTACAGGGGTGTTTGTATGAAAAAAGACCGGGGCAAATGGACGGCACAGTTAGGTGGCAAAACGATAGGTGAGTTTGATGACGAGGTGACGGCGGCACTAGCGTATGACCGTGCCGCCTATCAAAAGTACGGGGAACTCAACGCTCTTAACTTCCCTGAGAACAAGCGCAATTATCTTGGGCTTGACCATCACGAACAATTAGAGTTTAGCCTGTTTAAGAATTGCGATGTACAGCAAACCCTAGACCTGTCAGACGTTATTTTGATTCGATAGCTTGTACTAAAGATTAAATGTTTAAAACATTCAAAGTAAAATACAAGCAGAATCAAGCTATCACTAAGGCGTGTTGTACTTAAGCCTAGAGTAAAATATATGTACAAAAGTCTTAACTTAAATACAAGGAGACATTTGATTTGCCCTCCGACAGAACTACAGCAAACCTTCTAGGGATGGAAAGGTTTGTGGGGCAAACACGGGACGCTTAATTTAAAGACTGAAATCTTATAAAGGGGAAGCGTCCCGTTTAAACTTATGATAGGAGATGGCATGAATATGATATGTGGGTTATGCACAGCACCCCATCCACGTGGGCGTCTTTGCTTATTTGCTACTGAACTTGTCGTCTCTTATCACCAAACTTATCGCTGGAACAGGATCTTGTACAGGCAATATCCCACCAAATGTTCCAGCGTCCAGTTTACAGGGAGAAAAGTAAATGGGATATTCGGGTAACTTAGCAGGGGAAGCAATGAGTGATGGATTGCCGAAACGGGAACCGCATCACAATAACAGCACAAATCATGTTCTGGGGAGTGATGGTTTTTTCACTGTTAAAGAGGTAATCTGCGGTGGCATGGTAATCAGTTTCGGGATGACATGGGGTGGTGCTTGCCTGTTTTGTGGGTGGCAGTTTGGGCGGCTGATTTACTATTCCGTGAGAAGCCTGATAACACTAATTTTATAAGGAGGTAAAAATGGCAGATTTTGACTCGTGGGTTTCTATGGTACTTCAGCACGAAGGAGGATTCGTTAATTCAGCAGAAGATCGGGGAGGTATGACCTCCCGAGGGATAACAAGGGAAAATTGGTCTGAATTTATTGGTAGAGAAGCTACCGAAGAAGATATGCGTAACCTCACGGAACAGCAAGCGGTGGATTTTTATCGTGACCTGTGGGAGAAAATGAACCTTGACAGATACCCTCCGGCTTTGCATCTTCAATATGCCGATATGCAAGTTAATACGGGGCGAGGGGGAAGCGATATGATTCTTCAAATGGCTGTCAATACCCGTGCTAATCCTAATGAGCCAGAACGGTGGATCGATGTTGACGGTATTGCTGGGAGGGGAACGATATCCGCACTTGAAAATGCTAATGTAACTCCGTTTGAATATTTCAGTGAAAGCCTGATGTTCCATGCTAACAACGCTTTCGTTGGTTCAAAGTATGGATTCAAGTTGCGTGATTACCTGTCTAAAAAAGAAGCTAATCCTGATGACCAGAATGCGTGGGGCAGAACCCGTACCTCTCAAAATGGGTTCATTAGAGGATGGCACCGTAGGGATCTGGAGACGTATTTGAAAGCTACGGAGGATGATTAAGGGTGGCTAAGGAAAGTAAGAAAATATTTGCCATCTGTAAGAATCCTGAGTGTGAAAAGGAATTTTCTTTTATTCCCAGCAGAAAGCAGAAGTACTGTCAGTACGAATGCTATAAGAGCGATCCGGCGCAAAAGCGGAGACGTAGGCATTCTCTGACATATCTATATACAAAAGATTAAACTTGCGGGGCGAAAAAATAAAGAAGGAGGAATGCAAATGTGGATTTCCAAGACTCTTTCTAATAATACGCCCCATCAAAATTAGGAGCTTCGGATAGGTGGGGAAAAGAACGTGGACAAAAAAAGCTCCTCTACCTAACGTTTCAGCTTACAAAGAGTCGATTCTTACAATGATGCGGTATGGGGGAGCAGTTGATAAAATTGCAAAAGACTTGGGGTTTCCTGAGAAATCTGTTGTCGATTATATCAGAGCGGAAGGGATTGACATACAACTCAGCCGCCGAAGCTGGGTATGGAAATCCAGCCGAGTCACAAGGAGAAGGATTGGATACCGAAACCCCAAAAAGGAAAGAATTTAAATACGGAGCTTTCTATTTCACTCCTGACGGTGACTTTAGGCACTTCTATGCTGGAGCCGATTGTATGACAGAGTTTGTCACTATCCTTAAGAAATCTGATCCTCATTATTCTTTGATGAGGGTGATGGAATTCTACAGGGATGAAACCGAGAAAGGAACCGAAACCGAATAATGAAAATGAAAGAATCTCAGTTACAGTCGGCTATCGAGGATATGCTGAAAATCTATGAGAAGGTTAAATCCCTGATCTATATCAAAAACAATTCGGGAGCTACCAAGGTAGGGGATTCGTTTATCAGGTTCGGTAAAGCGGGTTCCCCGGACTTCCTCGTATTTCTTAGAGGGGGCAAAACGCTACACTTGGAAGTAAAGGTAGGTAAAAACAGGCAGACAGCCAACCAAAAAGCCTATCAGCAACAATGTGAACGATTGGGGCATATCTATCAAGTGGTGAAATCAATTAAAGAGGTACAGGAACTATTGCATGAAGAAACAATCCTTCAGTCTGCTAGTTGATTCTATTAGAGACAACAACTTTGATTCCCTGCTACAACTTTTGGTCAACGCTAGAATCAGGGTCGTGTCCAAATTGGTGAAAAAAGCGGTCATTATGGTCGAAGCGGATAAAGTCGTTTCGAGTTTTCACCCCACAATATTGCAATCCGAATCTATCCCGTACAAATATGTAGCCAGAAGGGTGAGCGAAAGACTGAATAAGGACGTGACAGAAAATACCGTACGATATTATCTGGGTATCATGTGATTGAAAAAGTGGACGTTTTTGCTGTGAACGCTTGAAAAAGTGTCACTTCTCATCTAGTTTTTGACAAGTTCGAAAAAGTATGGTAACAAACGTGACATGAGCCAAGCGGAAGTTGGTCAACAAATAGACGGTGAAACTCCTTTAGCCTACGAATATTTCAAGGTTTACAGGGATACTAACCCTGACGAAAGATCCCTTGAACGGCTCAGTGACCACGCTGTGTCGGGCAAAAAAAGAACCGCTACCGTTTTTAAACGCTGGTCATCAGATCATAATTGGCAACGTAGAGTCAGGGATTGGGATGTTGAAAGAAGCAAAGATACCTTACGAGCCGTTATCTTACAGCGCAACAAAGAAGTGGTGGAATTCATTAACCGAGACTTCGCCATCGCCAAAGTCGCACAAGGGCTGGCTCAGAAGAAATTAGTGGAATTGAACGGACAGGAGTCACTTGACGCTCTGGAGTACAGGCAAGTGATGATGGGCTATCGGGAAGCACGGGAATTCCTCAAGGAGCTTATCGGTATCTTTGAGGGGCAAACGGACATACTGAACAGGGTAGGAGTTTGATGGAAACCCAGCTACAAATTGAATATGTGGATACAGAAGAACTGAAACCCTTTGTTGACAATCCAAGGGCGCATTCTGAACGGAATATTGGTGATATTGCTCGTTCCATTAAACGGTTCGGCTGGACTAATCCCATCATTGTTCGCCGGAGCGACAACATGATAGTCGCAGGGCATGGTAGGGTGGAAGCCGCACAGAATCAGGGGTTAGAGCAAGTGCCTGTTATCTATGTTGACATGAGTGAGAATGATGCCAAACTCTACAGCATTGCCGACAATAGGACAGCCGAAACCAGCGAATGGGATTTCACCACTCTGACCGAGTTGCTGAAAGAACTTAATGCTCTCCCAGATATAGACATCGATGACAGCGGGTTTGACTCTACAGAGATTGAGGAGCTTGACCAGTTGCTGGCAAATATTGACACCGATATAAGCCAACATCTTCTACAGGGAACGGAAGAAGAAATCCCTCGACCCAAACTGGTTGACAAGTTTATCGTGCCGCCGTTCTCGGTTCTGGACGCACGGGCTGGATACTGGCAAACACGGAAACGGGAATGGTTGAACTTGGGGATCAGTAGTGAGTTGGGACGGGGAGCGAACTTATTGCAATTCTCCGATACGGTACTGGAACCTGATGCTGAGAAACGGAAACAGCGGTCTATTACTGAAGGGCATTTGTTACAGGGCGGCATCTCCGGCAAAGACCCAAGTTTCTATGAACAGAAACGAGAGAAGGAAAAAGAGTTAGGTCGGGAACTTACCACCACCGAGTTTAGGGAAGACCATTACGAAGCAGGGTGGAAAAAGAGACAGAAGCAATATGTGGACGGTGGGCTTCTAATGAAAGCCGATAACGGGAACGACCCAGCCTACTATTTTAAAAAGCAACAGGTGGAAGCTGATTTGGGACATGAAATCTCTACGGCTGAATTCCAAGAGAAATATTATACGGGATCGACCACCTACGCTTCTGGAACCTCTGTCTTTGATCCTGTCTTATGTGAACTGGCATACAGATGGTTTTGTCCTGACGGCGGCGGCATCCTTGACCCGTTTGCTGGTGGGTCTATCAGGGGCGTGGTAGCCGAGATGCTGGGGTACAAATATTGCGGTATAGAACTGAGGGCAGAACAGGTAGAGGAAAACAGGAGACAAGCCGAAGCCCTGAGCGTGGAGCCGGAGTGGATAGTGGAAGACAGTTCTAAAATCGAGGGGTTGGTCAAGTCTCAATTCGACCTTATATTTTCATGCCCACCGTATTACGACCTTGAAGTCTACAGCCAGCTAGAAGGGGAGTTGAGTGCCTTTAAAACCTACGGGGAGTTTCTGGAAGTCTATAGGAACATTGTCACTCAGACTGTCTCCTTCCTAAATGATAACCGATTCGCTTGTTTCGTTGTTGGAGACATCAGGGATCAGGAAGGGATATACAGGAATTTTGTCAGCGATACCATACAGGCGTTCACGGATGCTGGCATGAAATACTACAACGAAATGATCCTCGTTCAGCCTGTCGGTTCACTGGCAATCAGGATAAACAACCAGTTTCAAGGATACAGGAAAGTGGGGAAAGCCCACCAGAACGTTCTTGTTTTCTACAAGGGCAATGTCAAGGATATCAAGCAAGAATTCCCTGAGTTGGCACTTGACTATGAGTTGTCTCAGTTTGATAAAAGCGACCCAGAGGAACCGAACAAAGACGAATATGGTGAGCCTTTGACTTTTGAGGGCATCAGTGGAGAGTTGCTGTGACAGCGCAAGCGGAGTGGCAACAGGGGTACGATATTGATTATCTGAAAGGCATATACCAGCCTTTCAAAGAGTTGCACAAACCTCTGGTGTATGGAGCTTTCGGATTGGTTAAGGAACGTGACATTGCTGTAGCCCTGACCAAAGAGCAATGCTGTTTTGACTCTAAACGCACCACCTGTCTGATTTGGAAATGGCTTAAACGAGGATCGACCAAGACTGATTTCAAAGGGGAGCCGTTCAAATATGAACCTGACTCTTTGGTGATAACGCATTTCGTCACTACCGATCCTGAGATTGGAAGCCAACTGATGGGAAAAGTTATGACCCAGTTTGAAGCTACAGGCAAACCCGTTTACGCTGAGGTTTTCGAGGAAGACATAACAGCAAGAGAGATTGTGCAGTTTTACGGGTTCGGCTGGCAACGGACAAAGGTTACAGCGGGGTCGGAAATAATGGGTCTTTACCGTTTGGGCCATCCTCACGGTGGAGAAGACAGCAGGGAAGCGTTCACTCTTGGGGCGGCTGACACCGAGTTGCTGGACGAATGCCAGCCTTTAACGGATGATGAACTGGAAGCGGTCAGGGCAGAACTGGACAACTGTTCGCTTTATGCACAGCACTATTCCTCATACAACAAACGGAAATCTTGGACATCCTTTGCCTTGAGAGGATACAGCCGGGACGACCCAGAGTTTATTATCAAACCCTCGGAAATGAGTAAGAAGTGGAAACAGGGAAACGCCGAGATGCTGGACAATCCGGCTGAGTGGACGAATGTGGCTGAACAGTTTCCTACCTCGGTATCCATTGCTGAAAGATTCGGAACCCTTGACCGTGTTCGGTTTATGAAATTGGGCGCAGGGGGAGAGTTGAGCCGTCACGCAGATATTACCGACAGGGATGCGGGAGTACGAAAAGGAAAAGTGATGCGGTTGCATATCCCTATATATACGAATAATGACATCACATTTTACGCTTGGGATTTGCGTGGCAGTCTTTTGACCATGAGTTTCGAGGTGGGCAACGTTTATTATCTGGATCAGAGGAAGCCGCACCGAGTGACAAACAATTCCAAGGAAGATCGTGTGCATTTGGTTATTGATGTCGTTTCTAGTGGTGAGAGCCGGAGGGTTGCATGACCATACCCAATGTTCGTAAATGGCTGGAGATCCCACCCGTTATTGAACGGCACGGAGAGATAGATGTCTTGCGTGACGATTTGATCGACGGTGGGTCAAAGGCACGGTTCCTTCCGTTCCTCATAAACGGGGCCAAAGAAGTGGTGTTCGGTGGGCCTTTTTGCGGGGGTGCGCCGTACTCGTTAGCAGTCTTAGGTAGGGAAGCGGGAATCAAGGTGACGCTGTTCTATGCTAAAAGGAAAAACCATCACCGCCGACAGGTGGGATCATTGAAACATGGAGCAAAGATATACCAAGTGCCATACGGGTACATGACCAATGTGCAGTCCAAGGCACGGAGATATGCTGAAGACAATGACGCTTTGTTTCTTCCTCTGGGGTTCGATGTGCCGGAAGCGGAAGACCCGTTTGTGGAATTCATAGAATCTATCCGTAAGAAACAGGGCGATTATGATGAGGTCTGGTGTGCTGTCGGGTCGGGTATGCTGGCTCGTTGCCTGTCACGGGGGTTTCCAAATTCAAGCATACAGGGAGTCTCGGTGGGGCTGAAAAGCAGACAGGACAAACAGGATTTCGGCGGCAATGTGACAATCCATGAAAGCGGTTATAAGTTCGCTCAGCCCTCGAAAGGTAGTAGTCCGTTTTCCAGTTGCGAAAACTATGACAAGAAAGCGTGGGAGCAATGCGTGACTAAAAGCAAGAACCGTGTGCTGTTCTGGAACGTGATGGGCTGAGGGGGGAAAGGAAATGTCGTCATTTTTTCAATACAGGTATCCTCAAGCTGTAGCATTGACTCCTTTGATGAAACCTTATTTCGATGCCTTGCCCAAACAACAACTATTCATGGATTCAGAGAAAGCAGAGAACCTGTACTCAGGTGCCGTCCGAGCGGGAAAGAGTCGAGCCTTGATGGAGAAGCTGTACCAGACAGCCGTTGAATATCCGGGTATCCGGTGCGGCGTGTTCCGAAAGGTGCGGTCAACTCTGGCAGAAACCACGCTACGGACATTGCTGGTAGACGTTATTGGCTGGGGGTCGGTAGAGAACGAGGAATCCGGCATTGTCAAGACCTACCGTAAATCGGACATGAAACTGATATTTTATAATGGGAGTGAAATAATCTTCTTCGGTATGGATAAGGAAACCAAGATAGGGTCGTTGGAATTGGGAGCGGCATTCTTGGATGAGGTACACGAGTTTGAAGAAGGTGATTGGAACATGATACAAACACGGCTGTCACAACCCCTTTTGGAGAAACCGCAAATGTGGTCGGCTTGCAATCCAGCCAGCCCCACGCATTGGCTGTACGAAAAGTTCTTTCGTTCTCCAACGGAAGAAACGTTCAGCGTGGCTACCAACTCCTATGAAAATCCTTATTTGGGTGACGAATATATCGCACGGCTTAACCGTATGTCCGGCATTATGAAACGGCGTTTAGTCGACGGGGAATGGGTGGGGTATGCCGGAGTTATCTACAACTGTTTCGATCCTGATAAACACCTGATTGACGAACCTTTTGAGGGGGAACATATTAACTTCCGCTGTCTGGATTTCGGTGGCTTGAATCCTTATGTATGCCAATGGTGGAGATATTATCCAGAAACCAAACGCATGGTGCTGTTCCGTGAAATCTATTTCTCCGACATCTCTATAGAGGATTTCTGTCGCATGATCCACGAACATCAGCCGAAAGAGGAACCCGTTAACTTTACTGTATCTGACCATGATGCCAGTGACCGTATATTCCTCGCCAAGCATGGCATTTTAACTTTATCGGCTCTGAAGGATGTGCGGAAAGGCGTGCAAGATACATACGAGAAAATCGCTAATGATGAAATCTATTTCGTTAAGGACACGGTAGTTGAACCTGATTGGAAGCTGAAAGATGATAGCGGAGCCATCAAGCGTAAACGTCCTCAGAGTACCGTAGAGGAATTGTCAGGTTACGAATGGGCGACTTCCGGCGATACAGCCAAGGATCAGCCTGTCAAACGTGACGATCATGGAATGGATGCAATGCGGTACGCCGTTGAAGCGATCATACACGGGCAGAATAAGAAACCGACTTGGAGTTATCTCAGGGGGGTATGAATGAGAATACCACGGTCATTTTATGTTTGGGACTTAAAGGAACCCCAGATAGAAAAAGATATCGTTGATCCTCACTTTGGGCGCATGGTTCAACTCAGATGCGATACCGATATGGAATACCGTGATCTGGTTAGCTACGATGATATGCTGTTTACCGTTTCCAAGACAGTGATAACCCACCCTGATTATTGTATATACAGGCTAGTAGAGAAAGACAAGTTTGAATATTTGTTGGAAACCAAACGGGGTGAAGAACGGAACAGAAACAGCCTGATTTTCTTACCAACGGGATGGAGCTAAGATGGCATACGAACAGATAGCAGATTATAACGATATCTACGAGAAGTACAGCACCGATTGGGATTTCTTTGAGCAATCTTATGTGGGCGGCAGAAGGTACGTTACCAATAAGAACTTGTTTCGCCATTCACGGGAAAACCAAGATGATTTTAATACACGGATGAAACGCAGTCCTTTTATCAATTATTGCCGACCCATTATTGATATCTATACCAGCTTCATCTTCGGCATTGAAACCAATATTGCCCGAAACACTGAGAACGAAAGTTACCGTGCCTTTATTGAAGACGCTGATTATCAGGGTCACAATATGCACACGTTCATGGAACAGGTAGCTACCTTTGCTATGGTCTATGGTCATGTAGGCGTGGTGGTGGATATGCCGCAATCGGAGATGGATATCATCTCGATGGCTGACTTGCAAGCTACCGATATTCGCCCTTACTGTACATGGTATGACGCTCCAAATATTACCAACTGGCGTATGGATAAATTCAACCAGCTTCTGTGGGTACGATTAAGGGAACTGGATTACGCTGAAGTCGATCCTTTTGTTGAACAGTCTTCCTCATACAATTATCAGTACCGTACATGGACACGGACAGAATGGTATTTGCATGACTCTGACGGCAACCTCAAGGAATCGGGTGAACATGGGTTAGGGGTTGTGCCTTTTATCAGTGTCCAGTTTAAAGAGAATCCTGTTGACGAATTTGTAGGGATGTCGAGGTTGACTGATATCGCACCCATCAACCGATTATTGACCAATGTGATCTCATATATAGAAGAATTCGTTTCCAAGCAAGCATTCCCGTTTCTGGCTACTCCTGATGATCCGATAGGTGCAGGGATACAGCAAGAGGAAGAACAGGTTATTTCATCTTCCAATGTATACCAGTTTCCAGCAGGGTCGCAACCTCCACAATACGTTTCACCTCCGACTGATCCCGCCACGTTCATGCGTGAGTTCGCTTCCCAATATCTGGTAAAGGAGATGTTGAGGTTGGCACATTTGGAGTTCCGTGAACTGGCAGAGCAAAGCGGGGTGGCGAAGCAATACGATTTCCATCAGTTGAATCAGGTGCTTGTACGGTTCAGCCGAACATTGGAAGCCACAGAAACCAAGATGGCACGATTGTTTGATAGATGGATGAATACTGAAACGGATTACGAGGTGGATTACCCTGACGATTTCCAGACCAACCCTGTACAGATGGCAATTGAAAACGGGTTGGAGATTCGCAAACTGATGGGAGACAAGTCACCGACTTTCGTTAATGCTCATTTGAGAAAACTGATGGAACAATTGGAACCCAAACTGTCGTCAGAAATACAACGTATTATAGATGCTGAGATGGATGAGTCCACGCAGACCGAATTGATAATGACCAACATCGATGAGACTGTCAACGGCAATGGCACCTTCATGGCAACCTGATGTCAATAAGCGATTATGAAAAAACCATCTACAATATGCGAAGCGTACCGCTTAAACGTACCAAGGAAGTGGAGGAACGTTTAATGACGGCACTGGAAATGGCAAACGCTCAGTTACGGGTAATCATCGGGCAAGAGGATGAGCCGCTAAAGATTCGTGCCTATCAGGAAAAACGGATGAAGGTGGTACAAATGATGAACGAGTTGGGTATCAGTCTCAAACGGGATATCACCGCCGCCATCAGCGAAGTTGTCAATGACATTGCCAGCACGGAACAGGACGCTACCAATGATTTGTTGCTGGAACATGACGATGCCAACCTGATGGTTGATTTCACCGAGATACCACGACAAACGATAGACGCTCTGGCTCATAGATACGATACGGAAGGTTTGAGAATCTCATCCACTATTTGGGCGCAAGCGCAGATAGGTGAAATTGAAAATGTGGTTTTATCAGGTATAGCTAGAGGGCAATCAGCGGCAGAAATGAGTAACCAGTTATCGAAATTCATAATGGGTGGTGGTACGGGCATGGGGACGTCCGTCCAAGCTAAAGCCATGAGATTAGCACGAACAGAAATCAACAATGCGTATTGGGAATCAGCCAGAAGGTCGAGCGACCAAAGCCCTATTGTTGGAGCGGTCAAGTGGCAGTTGAGCGGGAGACATCCAGAATATGACGTTTGTAACTTGCTGGCTGAAAGCAGTGTGTTTCAATTGGGGCCGGGGGTGTATCCACCGGAATATTTGCCACCCAAGCCGCACCCTAACTGTCTGTGTTATCAGACAGATCTCCTTAGGCATCCTTCTTTGTGGGAAAAGCCGAAAAAGATTTACACTGATGCCGAATTGACCAAAGCCCTGACAACAGCCCTTCATACAGAAACACCTTCCTCTGCAACGGGAAGCAAGGGGTTCAAGGAAAAGCAATTACAGCTTTTCAAGGAAACGGTATCCAATGTAGTCAGAAAAGGACTGCCGGGGAAAGCTGTGTCGACAGCGTTTTTGGAAGCTCCAGACTTGCCACCTGATACACCAGTAGCAACGCTGTACAATATGTTCCTTGAAGGAGGTAGGGCATTAGCTGAAAGACTAGATGCGGGATTCAGTAAAAAAAGAGAGACGGACGTACATGGTTTTTATACGGGGAAATACGAGTGGAGACAGGATTTGACTGACAGCGACATTGGGTATGCTCAGAAAATAGGGTCGGCTTTAAGATCAGACGCTATCCCGATTTCGGTTAATATTCCTATCTCTGAGTCGAGAGTGTTCAAGGCAATGTTGAAATCAGGTCGGTCGAAGAACCTGTTTGAAACTGGCAGGGGGTACGGCTCAGCCGATAAAAAAAGGCGTGCGGGTTGGGAAGCATCGTTGGTTTCCGAAGGGCTTGACCAGCAGGATAAAGCTGAGGGGGAGAAACTCTATGATGAAATGCCGCCAAGAGAGAAACCCAGCTACGGTGCTTTGAATCTGGGTAATGATCCTAAAGGTGCGGCTTCTCAATATGGTAAAGCGTATTTTGAAATGGAACCTCACGTTAAGAATCGGTCTACTTTCACTCCCAACAATTCTTCACAAACTTCTCAGGTTTCTACTTTTAGAAATGCGGAAACCTTTTCACTGTCTGAGGAAGGCAGGGAATATCAAGGCTCGGTGGATGCCAACAGGAAAGACCCAACCAAATATATCGAAGTGCAGATTTGGAACGGGTTTGATTTCAAGAAAGACGTTAAAGCCTTGCATATCAACCGATCCGTCTTGAAGGAGCTAAAAAAAGTACCCGATTTCTGGGATGCTAAAACTAAATCTTATCGACCTGATATCATGGCGGCTGACTACCTAGAAATTGATGGGGATTTACGAGAGTTTGCCGACAAATACGATGTGGAAATAGTGGTGCATGAGGACGAGGATACCGAATGAAAATCAAAGCAATCCTAGCGGGAAACAATGCCCGTAACGGCAATGTTGCGGTAGAAGTGAACTCGCAGATGATGACGTATGTCGAGGGGGGCGAGGGGTTCAGAGATTCTCGGCAACGGTTCCCATTGATTTACATACAGGCGGCGATGGCAAAGTATATGTATTTGCCTGTCACGCCACCAGTAGAAGTGGACACGTTCTCGGATATACCTGAGATCATGTCGGGCATGAGGAAGATTGTTAATTCAACATCGGGGTATCCCGATCCATCAATAGATTATTGGACGTATCAACCTGTCGACGGACTCTAAACGGTGCTGACGAGCATACGGAGATAAAAAAATGGCTGAAGAAACCATTGAGCAACAACCACAAGTTGAACCGCTAGTTGAACCGATGAAGGGGAATATGTCTTTCACGGAAGAACAGCAAACCTATATAGATAATACCTTGATTCCAGAACGGTTGACCCGATTGCGTAAACAGATGGAAAAGTCTGTGGACGCTCAGGCTAATCAGGAAGAAAGGGAAGAATTAACCAAGTATCGCCAAGCCGAAGCAGAACGGTTATCAGCGGAAGAAGCCGAAAAACAGAAACAAGCTGAAGAACGGGGTGAGTTTCAGCGTATCCTTGAAGAAAAGGATACTGCTTACTCGAGAACCCTTGACGAACTGAACCAAGCCTTGGACACGGAACGCCGATCTTCGGAACGGATGTTTCTTTCTAATAGCTTGCAGTCGTCTTTGGCTCGGAGTAAAGGGGGGATATTGCCGAACATGATAAATATCGCCGCTACTCAACTGGAAGTGGGAACGCCGCTATTGCCAAATTCTGACGATTTATATCGTGCCACCGCAGTGAAGAATGAGGATTCGGGATATCGGGTTTCGCTTACCGATACGAATGGACATTCGGCACTCAACGATAAAGGTGAAGATCTGAGTTTGGATGAAGCTGTGGAACTGTTCTTGGACAGGCATCCCGCTTTTATCCCTGCCAACGTGAGAAACGGAGGCTCAGGATCACACAATTCCAGAATGACTCAAGCTGATTCCTTGCGCAAAGATTACGAAACAGCTATGGAAAAAGCGGGGAAATCTGGGCAACGGGCAGACCAGAATGAAATGATGCGGCTACGGCGAGAACTAAGCAAAATTGAAGGAGATACATCGTAATGGCATTTACAGGTAGAGCGACTTATTCTAATCCTACGGCAATAGCGGAAGATGTTTCTGATATTATCACTATGATTAGTCCTTTTGAAACTCCACTTTTGGATTATTTGGGTGATTCAGTTCGACCAGCAACAAACGTTCTACACGAATGGCTGGAAGAAAGCCTAGCACCTCCATCCATTATCAACTCCACCGCTATTACTTCCGATACGGCTAATACGACATTCCGTATCAATGGCACGGGCGATTCCATTCAAACTGGTGACTTGCTCAGGATCACGGGTAACAGTTCGTTGACCTATGAAGAAGTAATGCAAGTTACAGCTACAGCAACCAACTCCATTACCGTTCTCAGGGGCGTAGGCTCAGTCGGCCCGTCATCTTTGGCTCCGGGCGGGACGGTTGAACTTATCTCCAATGCTACCATTGAAGGTGCAGACGTCAGTGGTGACATTTCCCAAAACAGAACACGCAACTACAACTGGGTACAAATCTATCGTAAATCGGTAGAAGTTTCCGACACGGAACAAGCCGTAAGCCAGTTGGGTGATATCTCTAACGAATACGATCATCAACTTCGTAATCGTACCCGTGAGATTTTGCGTGATTTGGAAAAGAACCTTATCTTGGGTGTTGACGCTGGCAACAGTTTTGCTTCCGCTTCAACGTATCGTACCATGAAAGGTATCTGGAGATATATCACCACTAACCAGCAATCAGCCGCTACATTCAGTGAGTCCTTCCTTAATGCAGTTGTTATCAAATCCGCATGGGATAACGGCGCACAGGACTTGGATTTCATTGTAGCAGATGCCAACCTCAAACGTGAGATTGACAATCTGGCAGACAGCCGTATCAGGCAAACGATGGACGATGAAACTTACAAGAGCGAAATTACGCTTTATGAAAGTTCCTATGGTCGACAGCAGATATTGCCGCCGAACAGATGGATGCCGACTAACAGCCTGATGGTATTGGCTAGTGATCGCATCAACGTTCTACCGTTGGATGGTATGAGCTTCCAGCAGAAACCTCTCGCCACAACAGGACTTGCCACCAATGGCGTAGTCTTTGGTGAGTACACGGCTGAAGTTCGCAATGAATCAGGATTGGCAAGAGCCAACCTAACATAGAACCTCATAATTGATTCTCCTTATGGGTGAAGTGGAGGGGTGAACCGTCCGGCATAAGCGGTTCATCCCACCCTTTAATAATATTATGAAAATGGGGTTCACTTGCGGATCATTTGACTTGCTTCATGCGGGTCATGTGCTGATGTTGGAGGAATGCAAAAACAACTGTGATTATATGGTTGTAGGTTTGCAGACTGATCCCACCGTTGACCGCAGAGAAAAACAAAAACCTATCCAAACCGTGTATGAACGGTTCATCCAGTTAAGAGCCGTCAAATACATAGACGAAATTGTTGTCTATGAAACGGAAACCGACTTGATGAACGTGTTGTTGTCGTTGATGCCAGATATACGGTTCTTGGGTGAAGACCATAAACAGAAGGATTATACAGGTAAGGGCATTGAGGGAATTGAAATCATGTTTAACATGAGAAAAAATGATTACAGTTCTACCGATTTGCGTAACCGATGCGTGGAAGTTGTTTCCTTGTATCACAGCACCATGTCACATGACACGGATATTGAACGTGACGAGGAAATGCGCCCATTGGAGCCTATCAAATAATATGGAACATCACGATACTCTTAACCAATTTCTAAAACACCATCCCAATCGGGATTTCAACCCTAATTTCGTTGACAAGGTAAAGAAATCAATCGAATTAATGATGAACACCCTTCAAAACCAGAACAACGAAATAGCCAAGCTGAAAAAGCAAATCAAAAAGGAAAATCCAAAGGAAAATCCATGAAATACAATATCGCTTTCTATTGCAAGTCCATACCCTTCACAGCCGATGCCATCAACCTCAACTCCAGTTTAGGAGGTAGCGAATCAGCCTTGGTATACATGGCACGGGAACTGGTGAAACGGGATCATAAAGTTACCGTATTCACTGAGTTCGCTGATCCTGAGAAGGATGTGGGTGTTTATGACGGTGTTCGATGGGAATCTGTGGGTAACCTATACCCTTGTTGTGAAGCGATGGATTACGAGATCTTTATCAGTTTGAGGATGTGGGAGATTATGGACGCCCCCATCCAAGCCAAGTACAAAATATTATGGAATCAAGATGTGTTGAGCCGACCCAAAGACGTAGCGGGGTCGATCTATAAAACCGATGAAATGATGTATGTCTCCAATTGGCAACGCCAGAACTATGAAGGGCAGTTACCAGAAGTGGTACATAATCTCGGTTATGTGACAAAGAACGGTATTGATCTGGAAACGGTAGACCGAAATATTGAACGGGATGAAGACGGTAAGATTATCAAGGATAAGAACAAGCTGATTTATATCAGCCGACCAGAACGGGGGTTGGCTCCCTTATTGAAGATATTTCCCAAGATGCTCCAGAGCCGCCCGAATTTGCAATTGAAAGTGGCACGCTATTATTCTATGTATGAACCCAACCCCGAAGTGAAACGCATTTGTGATGAAGCTGATAAGATTATGGAAGTAACGGATAACGTGGAATATCTGGGCAACTTGGGTAAAGACGAATTGTATCAAGAAATAGCGTCCAGCAACTTGATGGTTTATCCGGGCGTTCCCCATTTTGATGAAACAAGTTGTATCGCCGCCCTTGAAGCTCAAGCCTGTCAAACCCCGCTTATCTGTTCCTCTAAAGGTGGATTGGTGGAAACCATGAACGCCTTTGCTGGAGCTAAAATCGAAGGGAGTGCCTTTACCGATGAATACCATCAGGAATTCATTAAACAAGCCTTCTACCTGATGGATAATGACCAAGCCTATGAACGTGCGCAGAAAGATGGGAGAGCTTGGGTGGAAAGGAATTATCAGTACAAAGATATAGCAGGGGAGTGGGAAGAACATTTTGATGATTTCTTTGAACGGCGATATGCTGAGAACAAAAACAAAGTAGTTGAGAACCTTATACATTTCGATGATTTCTTTGCCGCTAGGGTAGCCGATCCCGATTGCGTATTACCCGAAGCTAACGAGTCACCCGAAACCTACGCTAAGAACGCCATTGCCATCAGTGACGAAATTGGTGAAGGGCGGTTCCGTGCCATGTTGACGGTTGCCCGTGAATGTAACCCTGCACCTGACCGTATATTGGATTTTGCTTGCGGTAACGGTTCTTTGACCCATGACTTGAAAACGGTATTCCCAGACGCTGAAGTCATGGGGGTGGATTATGCTTCCGACCTGATAGAAAAAGCAATTATCTTCTGTGAAGAACGGGAGGTGGATATTGAGTTTAGGGTAGGTTCGTTTGAAGCGGTGGATGAAACAGAGAAATTCGATATCATTATGTGCGGTGAATTTCTGGAACATCACGACGATTATAAAAATGTGATTGAGTACATGGAAGCCAGATTAGCACCCGAAGGGTACATTATCTGGTCAGTACCTCACGGGGCATTACATGAACACTTGTTAGCTACTAGCGGTTCGGTTAGGTTGGGCAATGGTAGGTTGGTGGAGTTAGAAATACGGGGTCACAAAATACACTGGGACTATTCCACTATCCATGAAGTATTTGGTGAGAAACCCAACTTCATTGCTTCACATTTGTGCTACCCACCAACGCCAAGAGGATGTATGACAGGCTGTTTCGTTATCAGGCATCAGCAAGGGGTTACGGGTGAGGTTAATTGGGATCGCAAGATAAAGACCATGCGACCGTATCAATCCCTATCAGTTTGTATGATAGCCAAGAACGAATCCAAAGATTTGGAACGGTGTTTGGCTTCGGTGGAACGCATAGCTGATGAGATTATTCTGTGTGATCATGGTTCCTATGACGACACGGTAGCAATTGCTGAAAGGTTCGGAGCCAAGGTAAAGCATATGCCAGCCTTTTGCCCTGATTTACCAGCCATTACCGACATGGATGGCAACCCCATTAATATCCCCGCTCCGGGCAGTTTTGAGTGGGCGAGAAACGCTTCTATCGAGGATGCTGTAGGGGATTGGATATTGTGGATTGATGCTGATGAGGTGTTGGAGAGTCCTCTGTTTTTGCGTCAGCATTTGGATACCTCTATCTATGAAGGGTTCGTTGTCAGGCAGAACCATTTGATTTGGGATGCTGAGAACAGGCATGACAAACCCGTGAGACTGTTTCGCAATAACAAGGGGTATCGATTCTGGGGAGCCATCCACGAACATTGCCAGAAAGATATTAACTCACCGATAGAGCCAGCATTTGAACTTCAGCATACCCAGATAATGCACTACGGCTATATCACGGAAGCTGGTAGGCAAGATAAATGTAAGGACAGAAACCTTGCCTTATTGATGGTTGACAGAGTGCTTAATCCTGAGCGGGAATTGGGTAAGGTGCTGTTACAACGTGACTATTTGAACATGGTACATTGGGAAGTGCAGAAACACGGGCAAGTGACACCTCAAGCGAGGGAATATCTGACCACCATTATTGAATTGTATCAAACCAACTTCACCGATCCAAAACAACGAATGCACGACCTCAGTTTTGAGCAGTATCAAAAAGCTCTTGAATGGTTGGATCACGGTATTCCGTTTAATGTTTCCATTGAACCAGCCAGTAAGGAAAACCTTAATGGAGCCAAACGGTTCTTATCGCATGATGAATTACAAACGTATGTAGCCAAACAAACGGCTGAAGCCCTTGACCAATCAGGGTTCATAATTTCATAGGAGATATTTATGGCAGTCCGAGCAAGTATGAGCGACCTCATTACCTATACCAAACGCTTAGTCAATCAGACAGCGGCGGCATCACCTTGGACAGAACAGCAGATACAGGATGTTCTTGACCAGCATCGGACGCATTTCAATTTCATATTGCTTGACCATGACAGCCAGTATAACTTCTATTATACCCGTGCCTATAACCGTGAATCGTTGGCACTTGCCGACAGCCTTACATACGGGGAAAGCAACTTGTCAGGAGTCACGGTTCCCGATTTCAGTCTGTATACTCAAGTGGGATTCTTTGAATCCGATATAGCCTTATATAATGGCAGGGATACCAGTAACACAGCGCATTCGCCCGACGATACCAACCTTTATGACGGCACGTTCATATTCAGTACGGCTCCTGATACTGACTTATACGTTTTCGGTAAGGGTTACAACGTTTGGGCGGGAGCGGCTGACCTATTACTCGAAACACCTGATTTCGGAAGGTTGCCCTTGAAATCTGAATCACGGGGAGCCGTATCACAGACAATTTCTTGGAATGATAAAATCACCATGTATTATCAGCGGGGAGCCAAGCTGAACCGCAGAATAACCAAGCTGTTGAGGGCATGATATGAACCTGTTTATAAACGCTACTGATATCACGACTGTGACGATCAATCAAATGGTGTTCAGTCAGGATAGCGACTTCAATTACACTGATGCCGATTCAGCTTTACAGACGGATGTACAGGTAGATATTCAACCGTTCCAAGTGCGTTATGCGGAATCGGAATCGGGGGGTACGACACGGATAACGCACCTGATGTTTTCACAGCAATATGCTAATGTGACATCAGCCCAGAAAAGCGGAGATGTAAGCGTTACAGATGGCGCAACAACCTACGATATACGCACTGTGAAGGATTATGTCTCCCACATGGAATCTGAGCTAGAGGAACGGACATAATGGGGTTCGATCTGAAATTCAACAAAGTCAAAGCCAATCAAGCGTTGACCAAACAACGGCAGATTATTAACAAGATTGAAACCAAAGCGCATCAGGTGCTTGATGCAGTCGCTAGGGAAGGGGTGAACGCTTCCAAAGACAAAGGCAGGGCTGACACATGGCAAGATCAAACAGGGAACCTCAGAAGCAGTATTGACCATTTTGTAGAGAAAACTTTTAAGGGTGAGCAAGCTGTTGTGTTTGCTGGTATGGATTACGCCCCATTCGTCCACTTTCGGGATGGGTACAGGGTGTTGGTCATGCCCGATAGCGATACCATAAAGAAATATACCAACATACTCAAAAACCTATAAAGGAGGAAGGAAATGCCGTACAAAAACATTAACCGTAAATCGTTGCAACCGAAATCTCCCAACAGGAAGAAACGAAACCCGAAACGTAAGGTCGTGTCCAAGAAGAAAAGGAAAGCCCATTCATTCTATTATGGGCAAGCGTGAGGAACTAGAAATTGATTACCGTAGATAATTATCTGACAGGGGTAGCCAAGCTGATAAACGATTCCAGTGTTACCAGCCAGTTAAACGGCGGCATCACCAAGGGAGCCAAGCGTCCTGATAATGTGGATTATCCGTGTCTGACCGTGTTGGGTACGGAAGCATCGGTAGGGCAGAATACGGAACTGCAAACCTTTAATGGCATTATCAATATCTTTGTGGCATCCAACGGGAACGGTACAGCACCTACCAGTGCATTAAGCAGTATCGAATCAGCCTTGATAGCTTTGGTCAATGTCGTCAATTGGGATAACGGAACTACCCGTTGCATCTCACAATATTTTACAGGTACAACACAACCGTTTTGGGATCCCAATGACGGGAACGTGCATTTTTGCGCTTTACAATTACGATCTTTCATGGTCGATGCCAGTTAAACCTTAACAAAAGGAGGAAATTATATGAGTGACATTACTATAAGGGATTTGGATACTAGCAACTATCCAAATGTGCAAGCAACGGCTGTTCGAGGTTCCGATCAGGCTTCCGTTGATGTGTCAGGTACTTATGTTATTGTGGGTGCTGACGCTGATGCTAAACAACAGGATTTGGGGGTGAAATTGCTTAAACGGGCAATAACATCTTTTGCTGATTTTGACGCTCAGGCGGCACGGAATGCGGCTTTCTATTCTAACCGTGACGACTTGAAAGGGTTGGAAGATAAATCCATTGTCAGCCCTGCTACACCGACTGACCCGACAGTTAGCATCTCCGCTACTGCCACTCTGGTAAAAGTTACGGGGTCAACAGATACCGTGACTCAGAGCCTAACTATAGGATTGACCGATCAGGACGGGAGATTGGTTCATAACCAGAATCTAATCGAAGGGTCGGACGGATTTGCCACGCAATCTTATTCCATATCGCTGAAAAAAGCCGATCATATTGGCTTGGATACAGCGACTAAACTAACAGCCACCGTGACAGCTACCAATGAAATTGGTGTTGCGTCTAACGCAGTATCTGAAACATGGGAAAGCTAAACACAAAATTCAAATGGATGGGGCAGGGAGAATCCAATTACATTCCCGAAGTGCCGTGTCCTTTGTATGAAGATCAACATTCAGTTGTCGTTACTCCGAATTATTGCATGGAGTCCAAATGCGTGTGGTTCAGCCACTATTATGAGGACGGGGTGGAATGCAAACATGGTGATGATGATTGGAAACAACAGCTAACAGCTAGAGGGGTAATATTGTAATGGCTACGAATCAACAAAAACTAATGGTCGGTGCAGGGTCAGTTCTAACGGATGTTGCTACCACCGCAGGGAATTTTTATGATCTTGGGGGATACCGTGACAGCTTGTCTATTCGGTTCTCCGAAGAACGGTTCAACTTGGAAGTAGCGGATCATCTTTGCTATGTCAAATCGGTACGAACACGATTGGACGCTTTCGTCAATACTTCGTTGGTGCAAGCTACCCATGAAAGTCTGATAAATGCTATCGGGTTCACCGCCGCCAGTATGCCAGCAACAGCGGCTACTTCAATGGAACTGAAGATCCAAGAACCGGGAATTTCAGCCATGAAATTTATCGGTGGAACAGCAGGGTCTACCGCTTCCTTCGACTTGGTGAGTTATATCTTCAGCCAAACCGTACCGATGACTGATGCCGAATTGTCATACGCCAAAGACGGTGAAACCTTGATACCTATTTCTTACATGGTATTAGGAACCATATCAGGTGCTAATGCTTCCTTCGGTTGGGTTGATCAATCAGTCAGTATTTAACGGGGAACATATGAACCAAGAACAAGACACTACCACGCAAGAACAAAACAGCGAAACTCCAGCAGAACCAGAGGTAAGCGATGCGGCGAAAATGATAATGGAACGCCTAACGGTAATCGAAAACCGTATGGACAATATCTCCACCAACGGCACAGCCGAGCAACAGGAACAAGGACGTGAAGTGGCGGCAGATATACCAGAGATTTTCGAGATAACTCCGAGAAATGGCGAACCCGTTACATTAACGTTGCATCATCCATCATTCTACAAATTGGAGTTTGTCGCCGATGAAGTTGAAGCGATGCTGAGTCTAGTGAAATCTGATGAGAATCTAATGACGGAAACAGGGGTAGGAAACTTCTTTTTACGCATCTTGGGACGCAGAGAACTCAGGGATCATGTATACAAGGTTTTGCAGATAGTGCTTGACCCGTTACCTGATCCCGACATGGACGATTTGTCTGTATCGGTCGACCTGATAAAACTGCTTAATCCCGCCGAAGTGATTGATGCACTTGTTAAAAAGTCCACCCCTTTTTTCATCAGGGCATTACAGATCTTCAAACTGAGTCGGGACAGCACTTAATCCCTTCGTATCTCAATTTCGTTCAGCTTGAACTTAATCTGTGCCGCATTGCCCACATTCCACCTGACTATATATATAGAAAGATGTCGTATTTGAAGTTGTTATCTCTCTGCCATGTCCTGTCTTTAGAGGAACAAGGACGCAAGGAAGAAGAACGACAACGCAAAGTGGATGAGTTCTCCCAAGGTGCAGGGGAACGGTTCCGTAGAGGACAAATGTAAATGGCTGTAATTGAGCAACTGGGAAACCTAGAATACAAGATCACGCTTAACACCACTGAGCTTGAACGGGGACAGAAAAAAGCGTCTTCCATCATGTCGAGGTTGGATACCAACCTAGGCAGACTTGCCAATCTCACCCTAGCATCTCAAGGTATAACGGCATTCTCCAAACGTATTATCAGCATGGGGACTGATGTTATCAAAGCGGCTACTACTATGCAGTCCTTGGAACGTGGGTTGAGGGCGGTTGCTGGTGGAGCGGCGGCGGCAGATGCCCAGTTGATCGGGTTGCGTGAAGTAGCTAAATTGCCCGGACTTGGGTTACAGGAAGCGGTACAGGGAGCCGTCAACCTTCAAGCGGCAGGGTTATCAGCAGAACGGGCAACCGATTCACTGAAAGCCTTTGGTAATGCTCTGGCTACCGTAGGGAAAGGCAAAGCTGAACTTGACGGAGTAATACTTGCACTGACCCAGATGCAAGCTAAAGGAAAGCTCAGTGCCGAAGAAATTAATCAGATTGCAGAACGGGTTCCTCAGATCCGTAGAGTTATGGTGGAAGCATTCGGCACAGCCATCCCAAAAGAAATTGAAAAGATGGGGATCAGTGTTGACGACTTCATTGATCGGGTCAATAAACAGTTAATGACATTACCTCAAGTTGTGGGTGGTGCGGCAAACACGTTTGAGAATCTTGGCGATACCATCTTTGAAGCTAAAACCCGTATCGGAGAATTATTCCTTCCAGCAGTCCTGTCAGCCGCCGAAGCGTTTGCTTCAGCTTTAGGGGATGTCAACCGAGCCTTAACACCTCTAAGTGACCAAGTAAAATCTGATATAGCCGCATGGGATTCATTGAAAACCCAGTGGCAAGCCCAAGATACTGAAATCACGAAATTGGTCGGGCAATACAATACTTTGCAGACCCGTTTGAAAGCCATCACCGAAAGCGGTGGTGATACCCATGCCGTCCAAGCTGACCTTGAGAGGGTCAATAAGAGCTTGATCGAACTGGTTCCTCAATTGGGTGTTGCTTACGACAAAGAAAAACAAGCACTGGTAGGACTGAATGAAACCCTTGAAAGGCATCGGGAAGCCAAAGGCAGAATGCTCAGGATGGCATTTAGGGAGAATCTTGAGAAAACCACCAAGGCAACGAAAGAAGCTACTGCCGCTGAAAAAATAGCTATAAAGCAACGTGATTTACAGTTGTACATAATGAAAAGGGTGAAAGAGGAAATATATGAAGTAGGGGAAGCAACAGGTAGGTTTGGTATTGAGATAGCTTTGAATACCGCAACCATGAAAAAAGCAACTACGGTTTCTCAGCTTTACAGAGATGCTAGAGAGGAGTTGGGTCTAACTGAAGAAGAAACCTCAAAGTCAGAAACCAAATTGAGGGCGGGGTTGAAGGAAAAGCTGGGTCTGGAGCAAGCCTTGGCTCTCCAAATTGGAGCTTCAACCGATAAGGTAAACACCTACCGAACAGAGATAGAAAGTTTACAGGGAACGGTCAGGTCTTATGTTGAAACAACAGGCAAAAATAATGTAGAGCAGTTTAATAAATTGGTGGACATTTATTCTAGTCTCCATGATGAGCAAGGGAAATTAAAGGAGATCACCCCAGAATATACAACCGCATTGAACAAACTAGCCACTCAAGTAAATTTAACAGGCACGGCACTGGAACAGGGGTTAGGCGCAAAGATCACGGTAGTGGAAGATAAGTTGGTCGCAGTTACCGAAAAAGATAGGTTTCCGGGGATATTCCTTGATGCAGAAATCAAAGTGCCTACCGATGCAGAAATCAGCAAGAAAATTAGAGACTTTACCAGCAAAGTTAAAGACGCTATTGATTTGGTAGCCACTGAAGCTAAAGATGAAGGGAAGTATGATCCTAAGCAGGTCATGGAGGATCAACTTGATACTCTGAAATCGATGCTCAAAGCTGAAGGCATAACTGAAGCACAGCTTAAAAAAGAATACACGGCAATCTATACGGCACGGGCTAACCTGAGACATAACCTCAAGACAATTAATGACGGGATAGCCAAAGCGCAAGCGGATAAAGAAATAGCCGAAAAAGCACGGGCAGATCAGGCGAATACTGCAAGTGGTAACGCCTACAACGCAATGATTAAAGGCTGGCATGAGGCAGAAGTCAAGGGAGCGGGAGAAGCCGCTACTGCTTTGATGGGTATCGTTGAGGGGAAAATTGATGACCATAAAGAACTAGAAGAAGGGTTGAATGACGTCATCTTGGGATACCAAAACGCTACCACGACAGGGCAAGTTGACGCTTTAGACGCCCAGTTTAATGCTTTGAAAGAGCAACACCCTGAGACGTTACTGGAAGTAGCTCGTTTCCACGGCTTACAGGATGACGCTGATGAAGCCCGTGCCAATGCCCGAATTAAGTACAACAAAGATGCAGACAATAAAATCCTCGAAGATACCGAAGACTTTATCAATGACAGGGTCGAAGATGAGGAAGATGCCGCCGTCCTGAGGAAAAAGATAATCGACGATCTTGCATTGAAAGAAGCAAATGTAATGGCGGCGTACATAAAAGCATGGGATGAAGTTGGTAGTGCGGTCGTGGATCTGGCGTATCTTATAGACACGGATTTGGGGCAAAGTATGGAAACGGCTCTTATGGTAGGGGGGGCGTTCTTGGACACATGGCACGCTGTTAATTTGGCGATGGCGGGTGCTGGAACTTGGTGGACAGTAGCCGCAAAAGGGATTACGTTTGCCGCTAGTATCGCTTCTATCGTTTTCGGTGAGAGTAAAAGTGCGGCTAAACGAAGGGAATTGTTTGAAGATTTGGAGAAGATTAAAGGTGAAGTTTCAGATTTGCGTAGCAGGGCAAGGGTAGGAGATAGTTGGGTAGATAGGTTCTTTGATCCAAAGAAAATCAAAGCGGCTGAAGAAGCATTAGCAACGGCATGGGACAGATTCCATAATATCAGGGGTGATCTTGCCTTGAATCAAGATGAATGGGATCGATTGTTTCAAACAAGGCAAAATGCGTGGAAGGCGGCATCAAGAGAATTAGACAAAGTACGGGAAGAAGAAGCAAGGAAAGAAATAATTTCAGCAGAAAACGAAAAGCTCCTACTCAAGCAAAGAATCGCCGAGATTGAAGGGTTGACAAGTGATTTAACAGGAACAATCACTGATTCCTTGATTGAAGGAATGGATGAATTTGGGGGAGGATGGCAAAATGTCCAAGATGCTATATCCTCCAACCTAAGCAGGGCTATCTTTAAAGGCATCGTCGATGCTCAAGTATCAAAACATCAGCTAGAACCTCTGGTTGAAAGATATGTAGCATTTTTGACTGATGCTATTTCGGGGCCAAGTGGGGAGCTTAATTGGCAAGAAAATCAGACCCTTAGGCAAATGGAAGGGGATATTCGTTTAGCGGCAACACGGATTAAAAACAATACGGAAGCGTTACTGAATGAAGCGTGGGATTTTAATTGGGAAGATGTTTCCCCAGACGAAGAAGACCTTGCTGATATCACTCCCTCTATTATACCCACTATAGATGTTCCCGAAACGTCTACAGGGTTGACCACCAGTATCCGCAACATTACCCGTTCCCAAGCTGATGCGCTGTCAGCCGTATTCTCCAACATCTCAGCCATTAACGGAAGAATAGCCGATAACACTTTACGGACAGCCGATTTGTTGGAAACTTATTTGCCTTCCATCTCAGGAGGGGGAATGATGGTGCAGTCAACGGATGTGGGAGGGGCAAGTTGGGTAGATCCAGCTTACGAAGCAATGATGCTTCAAAACGCTAACAGGGCAAATGGATAAAGGAGTAACAAATGGCATTCAAAGATAACGCTTCTGCCGTTACCCGCTTAAACGATTACAACCTTCGTGACTTGGGTGGGTCGGCATCATTTGAAGTTCAAACGATTAGTGGTAGAGGGTTAGCACCGACCCGTGACCGAGAACTCCAGTTTCCGGGCGAAGTAGGCGCAAGGAATTACGGTTCATTCCCCGCCGTACGGAGAATCGAAGTCACGGGACTTTTGTATGCCAATACACAACCTGATTTCCGTATAGGATTGGATAAGCTGAAGGAGTTGTGCCGTAACAGGATCAAGCTGAACGAGGTCTTGTACGGCGAGGTGGAAGCGCAAACATTATGGTTCGCTGATGAAGGGGTAGTGCATGAAGGCACAGCGCAAGCGGGAGCCACTACCACCATTACACTGGATACCTCAGCCAGTTCTACCGACGATTATTACAACGATATGGAAGTGGAAATTATCGGTGGCACGGGTGACGGGCAAGTCAGGAAGATTACTGATTACACGGGATCAAGCCGAGTGGCTACCATCGCACCATTATTCGCTACCACGCCCGATAGCACCTCACAGTTCTGGATACGGGATAACCGTTACTATCTGGTGAATTATAGCGGCACGATGAATGAAACCCGTATCACCAACCAGTGGATGCGAACAGGGTTCTCCAACGTAACATTACCTTTCAAAGCCGTGATGCCGTTTGCTGTAAGTGATTGGAAAAAGCAGAATATAGCTTCTGTGAATGGGGGAGACTTCCAAGCCATTGAAACGGGTACGGCTCCATCATATCCACGATACGAAATCAAAGGGGGCGGGGCATCTTCCACCAACCCTGCAATCATAGAAACCACTACAGCCTTCCAATCAAATTTCAATGCCGCCCAAGGTACAGGCATCGCCAACACGGCAATCACGCCATCTGTATCGACAGGTATCAAGCACCAATCAGGCAAGTTGAATCAAGCGATAGAGTTTGACGGGAGTACTACCGCACCTGATAAGTTTGAGGTGTTGCCAAAATCCGCAGTTCGTATTCGGACTTTAGGGGGGCAAGCCGCTACGTCTATTGCCGACACCATCAACCTCAATCAAGGCACATTAGCATTTTGGGTTAAGCGCAATAATGATTGGGGGACAGGAACGGAATATTTTTACTCAAACTACGGCACATGGGGGATGTCATTCTTTATCAGAAATAATGCAGGTTCCGGTATCCAGTTTCTTCTCAATGATGGGGCAGGTGGCGGCGGCATACAATCCGTCAGCACGGCAACCATGACGGCAGGGGCATGGTATTACATCGTTGCAAGATGGGATCAACGCCGAACAGGATTCAGCACGGCATACAGCACGGCATACACGGCACTGGCAGTTTATGACAGTGCTGGCAGTTTGGTCGGGCAAGGAAATAACGCCATTCAACCATACTTAGCAGGGAATAACACCAACACTATTGAAATCTCATCTATTGGTGCTTTTTATTATTGGGTAAGTGGGGAAAACTCAGAAAATTTCAAAGGGCAAATAGATGATTTCGCACAATGGGATCGACCTCTTACCGATTCAGAAATCACCACACTGGTCAACGGCGGCACGGGAGCCAGAGCCGATTCCGTTGGTTCCTCAGACCTGATATATTACTCGGATTTTGATGGCACGGTTGGCACTGATATGGTGAATCCGATAGCGTCCAGTAATGTGGATACGGCATATGCTTCAGTTACCACCACCACCGCAGTCACAGTAAACGGAAACGGTGATAAGATCTTCGCTGATAACGACAGGATTGTGCTTTATGACGAGACAGGATATAAGGTTCAAGGAGCGGTAAACGGAACAGCCACCACCACCAACGTGCCGATAGATAACTTGGCAGGGGGAGCGGTGACGGATGCTGATAAGGTTGGGGTACACGCTACCGCTAGTTGGTCGTATAGTAATAAATTCGGCGCAAACGCTCAACAAGTGG